AGTATTGTAATATAAGTCTCCCTCATCCAAAGAAGATGTAGGGGCTGAACTTGCTACTCGCCACCTGTCTGCAAAACTATTAACGCCACTTATATTTGTTGCTACAGTATTTATGTTTGCGTTATTACCAGCAACAGTATTAATGTTTGTATTGTTACCTGCAACAGTATTAATGTTACTACTATTGTTTGCAACAGAACTAATATTGCTTGAGTTATTAGCTGCGCTTTCTAAATCATCTACAACTCCTGAAGCACCTAATATTGCCATATCAGCTACTATGTCAGAAGTAGCTAGTGTATTCATGTCAGCTACAATATCTGATGTAGCTAAGGTATTCATGTCTGCCACAACATCAGTTGTACCAAGTATAGCCATATCAGCTACCGCATCAGCAGTACCTAATCGACCAATTTCTGTAGCCTTGCCTGCAACAACTCCTATATCTGTAGCATCTGCAGCAACCGCATTAATGTTTGTTGCATTGCCTGCTACTGCTGTAATATTAGAATTGTTACCTGCTACTGCTGTAATGTTAGAAGCATTACCTGCAACACTAGTTACATTACTAGATATACCTGCAACTGTTGTAACATTAGCTGCAATATTTTCTACTGCTGCAACATCACTTGATATACCAGCAACAGTTGTAACGTCACTTGCTACACCTGCTACTGTAGTAACATTAGCTTGAATGCCAGATACAGTATTAATATGTCCTTGTTCGGTTGATGTAGGTTTGATCGCTATCCAAGAAGAACCTTCCCGAACAAACATCTGGTCAGAACTAGTATTCCAATACAATGCTCCAGCCACTAAAGCATCTCCGTCATTATCTACAGAGGGTGCTGATGACTTTGCTCCTAAATATCTATCGTCAAACGAATCAAAAGATGACGCTGCATTTGTTGCACTTGTTGCAGCAGCACTAGCACTTGAAGCAGCACCAGTAGCACTACTGGCAGCAGCCGTTGCGGAAGCAGCAGCTTCACTAGCAGAAGTATCAATAGCAACTTCAGTACCTATATCACCTTCGTAAAAGGAATTTCTCGCCATATGTATCTCCTATAATAAAGGCGTACTAAATTGTGCAGAAAATGCACTGCCCTTCATGCTCGCTCTAATTTCTTTTTGATTAAGTGCATTAATCTTTCTTTGTGTTAGCTCTGTAAACTTTTGTTCCATTTCTACATCGCCTAAATATATTGATGCAACTTGACATGTTGCATATAAAATTGCTTCAAACTCAGTTCCCAATATCCATGGTATGTTTTCAACATATGCTGTTCCTGTTCCAGAACCAGCCCCTGTTGCTTTAAATATTGTTCCAACATTATTATTAGCAGCACCTATTCCAGTAAAAGAGGTATTACCTGCACTAACAATTTTATAATACTTGCCAACAACAAAAGCACCAGCAGTTGTTGTTGTGGTTGAGTACGTTCCAATAGAGTCACCAGCTTTGTAATATGTCATTACATATGTACCGCCTGCTGATTGTTCGCCCTCATTATCTGTTAACAAAAAGTTACCTGCCTGTCTTGTATAGGCATGTTTAATCTTATTGTTACTAAATGTTTTTGAATCTACTCTGCTTAGTATTACGTCATCGTCTTTATCTGCTCCGCCATCAAGTTTAAGTTCTATTATTTCAATAAATCCTGCAGGAATAATAATGCTTGAATTTGTTGCAGTAACTGTAAAAGATTGTACTACCTCTAAAGGTGGCACTCGCAATTCTTCGTAAACCCTTGCTTCGCCTATAGCAACGAAGTCGTCTATTTGAGCATCAGTTAAATCTGACCTGTTAAGCCAGTCAGCTACTCCTGTTCGTAAAGTAACTTGGTCTATAATAGTAGCCATTTGATCTCCTAATGAAAATACATCAACTGAGGATAATCTCTTTTAATGATTGATTTGACAACTTTAAAGTCATCTCTTGTGCAATTGCCACTATGAATATTAATATGATATTTACTCATAATATCTAAAGCAACTGAATCGGGTATGTTACAAAAAGGTTTGAATCCCGTATCTACTTTTTGTCTGTAAGCACTTTTAGTTATTTCTCTCATATGCTTAGCCCATTCAAGATGCTCACTTACATCTTGAGTAACGCCAGCACCGTCTTTACTAACTTGTGACCTTAAATCAAAACTGTAGTCGTTATCCATTTTATTTCCTTTTTTTTGCAGTCTTAGCTGCACGTTTAAATTGTTTAGCTGTTGGTGCTCCTTTAGCTCCTTTCTTTCTCATAGTTTCTCCAGAGCCAGCTGCTATTCTTTTTCTTTTTGCGTGAATGTTTGCATATAAACCACGTTTAGCCATTGTCTACTCCTATTTTTTCTTTTTGTGTCTGTTAGCAAAATTACGAGCAGCCTCTACGCTGCCAAAGCCCCACTTCTTAAGGGCTAATGCTTTTCTTGTTGGTCTTCCTTTAGAATCTTTCATAGGTCCTTTCATTCCTGCAAATCTTGCAGCAAAAGAAACACGCCTAGGGTTTGTGCCTTTTCCTAAAGGTGCTTTAAGGTTAGAGCCCTGCCTTTTTGCACTGGCTCTACCTTTAGCATTTAAACCACCTGAAGGACTTTGACCTTCTTTTCTTGTCCATGCTGGTGATTTCATTATTTTTTACCTTTCTTCATTGGTGCTTTTCTTTTAGCAGTTTTTTTCACAGGTGGTCTACCTCTTTTACTTCCGTATGTTCCTTTTCCGTATGGCATATTAATCTCCTTATAAAATATAACCCCCTCTATGTCAGCAGGGGGTTAAAAGTGTTACGCAGTAACGTCTAAAATGACACCATTACCTGTCGGTGCTTTTGCACAGAAAGTAATTTCTTGTACCATGTAAGAACGCATTGAGTCACCGTCTTCACTAATGTCACGAAAGTGCATTGGGCGAAGTGTGTCCATTGACATTGTAGAAGGATCGTATACAAATATCTCAGTGTTACCCATTAGATAGTTGTGTACAAGCTCAACATCACCAAAGTCAGACTCATATAAGTCAACTGATTGGCGAAGCTTGCCTCTTTCATCAATGTTTCTACGTACATTAGTAGTACCTGTCATCAAGTCAGAAAACCTAACTTTGTTAGTAGTTGACATCATAAGCTTGTTTGGAGCTACTGAAGTTACGCCATTAATTTGACGTAAGATTTCATTGATATCAGCTAGTGTAACATTAGCGTTAGAGTGACCTGATTGTGCAACTGCAACGTTTGAACCGTCTCCAGCACCTGTTACGGAACCAGAACCAGTTGCTGCAGCAGCCGTACCAGCAACGATGTTGACAGTACTGTATGCTTGATAAGCACCCATTTTACGAGCAGCAGCTTGAATGTTACCTGAAGCTGAACCGCCTTGTACAGCAGAAATGTTAGTGGATAGCATCCACTTTTCTACGTCACGAGCCATTTCCTTACCACGCTTTTCAGTTTGGTATTTGAATTCTGACTTGCGTCCGACTTTATCTACTGATTCCAACGTACCTGATACACGAATACCTTTAGTAAAGATTTGCGTGCGGTTGGTTAAACGTTGTACGACAGGAGAAGCGCTTTCTGCAAAAGACGATCCTTCAGCTGCTGCTTGTAAACCTGCAGCCTCAAGAGTATCAGTTGACCACTCGTGTAGAGTAGCTGATGCTTTACCCTTGCCGATTGATGACACAAAAGGTGTCATATCACGAGAAATTGTTGATATCCAGTTCGCTAGGTCTTCTCGTTGACCGCCCTGCGTACTAGTTGTAAAGTTTGTAGCCATTATATTTCCTATGGTTAGTAAGGTCTAACTTTCATCAAAAATGCTATCAATTACATTGTTAAAAAGAATTGACTGGTCTTTCTCAGAAGCCCTTCCTTTGCTAGCATTCTTTCTGGCAGCGTCCACCTTATTGGATTTTTTATTTTTAGCAGCCACAGGTTTTTTAGTAGGCACTCTTTTAACTGGAGTCTTTTTACGTTTAGCTGTACCTTTATCAGAGTTTTCAGAAAGTCTTCTAAAGCTATCAATAGCTTTAATCATCATAGGGTCAACTATTGTGTCTACCATGTTTTCATCTAATCCGATGTTTAATGCAAACTTGCGATTTGCCATGGCAACTTCTTCCGACCAATCTGGTATCAAGTCAGGAACGACTTCATTAAAGTGTTCTACTTGTGCAGCAAATTGCTCTTCTTGTTGTTGTCCTAATTGTTGTGACATGCCTTGTAATAGATTATCACGGCTTAACTTTCTTGATGAATACTCTTCTTTTGCCTTCGTAAGTTTATTGTTTAACTTACTAGCTTCGAAGTCGTCTTCTTCAAATGCTTTGTCAACTTGCGCTTGAAGATGTTTTAAAACACTTTGGTCTTTAGCATCTTCTCTGTGCAGTAACTCTGCATTTACTCTTGCATAAATTTCAGCCTGTTCTCTAGTTTCATCGAGAATCTTTGCCTGCTCTGCTAGTTCATCCCCTTTTTTTGACTGGCTCTGCTTTGTTTGATAGTTTGCGACAAGCTCTTCCATGGTAACTTCAAACTCTTCTCCGTCAACTTTCACGGGAACATTAAAGTCCATATCAATCTCACCTAAGTCATCCGATTCAGATTGTTGGGTAGCGTCTTCTGTAGACTCATCCTCCTCCTCTTCTTCATCCTCTATGTTATCATCCTCTGCTTCATCAACTTCATCAGCGTCCTCGTCCGTGTGTGGATCATCACTTTCGAGTTCTTCTGTCGTTTCGTTGCTTTCTTGGGTAGCCGCTTCAGGCTCTATACCTAAAACTTCATCCGCCAATGCATCGAAATCGAAATCAGTAACGTTCGACTCATCCGATTGGGTAGCTTCGTTATTTGTTTCTGACATATTGTCTCCTATAAATAAGAGAGTTTATTACAACTCTCTGTCATCAAACATTCATCAAAGGTTTGTAATAAAACCTCTTATCATTTCTTGCTTGTCTTTGTTGCTTTAGCTGCAAGTAAGCTTTCTATATGTTTTTTAGTTTCCATCAAATTATTAAAATCAAATGAGTTACCATTCATGCTGCGCCCTCCAGAGAGTACAGCAATTGTTGCTTCTATTTGAATATCAATTTTATCTAATGCTCTTTTTAGGTTATCTTCATTCATCATTCATCACCTTTAGTTTGTTGAACTTTATTGTCTTTTGCCATAATTGCATTTTCTATATTGCTCATTACAGCGCCTTGACTTATTGCTAACTTATAAATAAACTCTCTGCGTTCTGTTTCGAAATGTTTTGTTTCTAACCATTCACGAAACAGTGCGTTGAGTATATCTTCAGTTACCATAGTCATAGTATCTTTAATTTCAGTACACTGATAGCCCTTGTTAAGAACTCGTTGCGCATCATCATATGGCGATACTTTTTTAGGTTTGCCATTGTCTCCAGCTTTATAAGCTGGTTGTCTTTTATAATTACTCATCTGTCATCTCACATGTTTAAGTATTGATCTATAGATATACTTTTGAATCCAAGTATTTGGAGTATACCTAAAGTTTTTAAAGCAGCTTCAGAACTTACAAGAATTTCCATGTCTTCACTTTCTGATGCTAACTCTTTTATTCTATCAATAGCCTCCGCTATTAACATTGTTCTGTTGGGCATATTGTTGCTCCTGCATCATTTGTTGTTCTTGCATCATTTTTTCTTGTTCAGCTTCTATCTGCTCTGTTTCTTCAGTGTCTTGATATAAAGACAAGAAATCAGTTGGAGGTTGCGAAGGAACCTGTGCACCATCTTTTTGCGCTTTGACAGCAAGCTCTGCCCATTCTCTATTAGAATTATCAGCTGCTTGCAACAATTGACGTTTATTATCAATCTTTTTATTGTCAGCTTCAGCTTTTATCAAACTAATATTAGCCTCTTGTGAAGCTAACTCTAATTGAATAGCTGCTTGTTCTGCTTGTTCTTTTAAATTTTGTTTTTGTTTTTTCTTTTGTTGTGCTTCTTGTTGGGCTTGTTGAAACTCTTGAGTAGATGGATCGTTTAAGAATCTAGTTGGGTCCATACCCATATTCTTTAGGATATCTAAAGCTAAGTTGTAAGATGACATTGGATTAATAAACGCTTCAGAAGTTTCACTCTGTGCCATTTGTGGCAAAAGTTGTGTAAGTTGTATTAACTTCTCAGCCAAAGAAGAGTTTGAATTTTCTCCAATGTTTGCCTGTATATCTAAGTCCATGTTGCCGGGCATCATTTGTAACTCTTGTGGAGTAAGTGAAGCGTACCCTTTATCTGTTTTGTACATTGTAGGATTCTTAAGATTGCTTTTCATTTCTCTTAATACGCCACGACATAAATCTTTAATACCTGTCTCGACAAATCTACGTGCAATATGCTCAACTCTTATTTGTGCAGCGTTTTGCGCACCTGCCATTTTTTGCTCAGAGTTACCAGATACATATAAC